TTGTGACGGGATGAAAAGGGCAAAAAAATAAGGCAGAGGTCGCAACCTCCAGCCTTAAAAAACCTTTTGTTTCCAAAAGATTTTTGATCTTCATCTAACATATAACCTCAAACCGAAAGTATGTCAAACAGTATGACCAAAAATCTATAATCGCTAAACTTCTTTCCCGAAGGCAAGTCGATTGGTGTGACTGGAAACTCGCCAGTTATATCACCATCAAATATCTTTAAAGAACTGTTCATAATAGCGTTTCTTGACACTATTAAGTAGCATTTGTTGCAGTTACTACTTTCCAATTACTCCAAGTGCCATACTCTTTTGTACGATAAAATAGTCGTGGGTTTGCTGGGTCACGCTCTATTGCCATTTGGAACTGGTTGCTTGAATCTTCTTTTATAGATACAAATGCAACTCTTGGTGCTGGAGAATTTGATGGAGAGCCGTCTGTACAACCGATTGCAGTACCAAGTGTATTAAAGTCGGGTGAAGTATATCTCAAAACCCACGATGCAAAAGATAATGCTCCTACAGTTGTACTAATAGCGTTTATGGCATCAGTAACTGCATCCTGAGACATAACATCAGTTGTTGATGTGCCAGTTGACTGCTTGACATTGGCAGAGGTTACAAGATCCGAGCCTTTGACGTAGCCAGGGGTGTTGCCGTTGTTTGCCGGGAACTTGGTTGTGCTACTGGGTGTCAGTTTTGTACTTGAATATTCAGCCATTTTCTTTCTCTCCTTCTTCCTCAGATGCCGACTCCTCTGTCACATCCTCGTCTGTGTCTTCGTCAGATTCTTCGATCTCGTCTGCCTCGTCTCCAGGAACCTCCTCCTCGGAGGGTTCCTCTGCAACTGAGTCTTCCGTCAGTTCCTCGGTGGGTTCTTCTTCGGTTTCATCTGTCTCACCATCTTCTGTCTGTTCTCCCTCAAGAACGTCCTCAAAAGGTAGACCAGTGTAGGCTTTGATGAATGTGTAAATAATCGTCAACTGTTCATCCCTCTCCATTGGGATACCTTCGGGGAAGATAGCTACCGCAAAGTTGAGATGATGCATTCCGCAGAGTTTGCCGTTGACTTTTGTATTGGTCGGTTCCATGTATTCCATCGGAACAACCTTCTGCCCAGTCATCTTGCTCGACTCCCTTGTAGGATAACAGTTGAGATCAAACTCAATTGACAATTTGTCTTTCATCTCATATTTGAGATTTTCGACAACCCAATAGGCATCCACAAACGGATGCCCCATCGAGTTGTTTTCTGCATTAAGAGTTAGTTTAAGTCCCATTTTTTACCTCTAAAGTTTCATCTTCACTGTTCCATCTGATGGGTCATAGTACAACATCCCATGAGACAAGGAACTTGCTTGAGATTTCGAGGGGATGTTGACCTTCAACAGATTCCCTCCGTCATAGACTCTCAACGTAAAGCCATTTGTTGCCCATTGTCCGTACGCAGTTCCCGTCCGAGTGATCCTTGTGACCAGGTATGGTTCATTTACATTTCCCGAATAGGAACAAGAAAGAATGTTCCTAATGTCGAGCATATTGAGGGATTCATCATAGAAAGTCATGTTAGCCCACGAACCCGAAGAAGAGGCAGATGAAGTTATTTGGACATATCTGACATTTGATGAGACACCAACAATTGTCGCATATACATAACCGCTTCCAATTGTGGGGAAGGCTGAAACTTGTCTTGCATCGTTCCTTGTTGTCGCATAGTCAGTAGAGGATGTTGTGTTCGTCTCGGTCTTGATGACATCGCAATCAAAGGAACCCTCAAAGATGGATGCCCCTTTGATAAGAGCGTTTGTGGCGGTTATCCCTCCTCCAGCGTTTATTATCACATTATCGTTTGCACTATGAATCGCAGAATCACCAGGATCGTACCAAAAGTTGCTCCCAAAAAATATCTTTCCAGTTGCAATGTCAACGGAGAACAACATATTGTCCCCATAGAAGACATCGAACTCCGGGTCTGCCAGTTTGTGCCCATACTCATCATAGGCCCTTGCACGAAATCTGAATCCGCTGCCCTCGGTTCCGTCTCCGTCTCCGACCTGGAGGTTGCGAGTCACAAGATTTTCAAATACTCCGTTCTGTGCGACAAGGTTCTTGAACCATCCCCACGTTGCTGCGGTGGAGTCTTGTACATTGTTGCCCGAACTGATTATTGCATTGCAACATTGTAGGGCCTTTTCCTTATTGTTGGGATCTCCGATATTGAGGACATTCCAACCGCCGTTGCCATCATAGGTATAGGCATACCCTTCCTTGTATGTGACATTGTTCTCAGTGAACTCTGCCCCTGCCACGAAGTAGTCTCCGTAGATGAGGGCTTGCCCATCGGGGGTTGCGGTCGGTGTTGCCGTGGTTGCGACATTCAGACACATCGGCTCAAAGGCCGTCAGACCAGTAAGTCTTGAATAATGCCAAGAATCGGATGCACCGACCCTCGTTCTCATCCAAATGCACTGTCCTCTGACCGGGGTGGGAATCGTTGAACTCCAAGGGTCAGCACCCCACATCATCGGGTCACCGCCCCATGTCATCACCTCGCCACCCCAGGTCATGTTCTCCGAGGGGGGATAGATGGGAGACAGGTATGTGCCGAGTGCATACTCGACAGTGACATCAGTACCCGAAGGGCCTTGGGGGCCAACTGCACCTCTTGTGTTTGCCTTGCCTCGGTCGGTTATCTGATGGTAGGCATCTTTGCTCAGATCGAAAACGGACACACCGATTGCCGTGTAGTCGATGGTATCCATGTCATCAGAATCAACGCAAGAAATCACCATCACGAAGACATCGAGTCCAGTGTAGGTGTCATCCTCAAGTTCTATGATCTCACCGAGAGTCAGTGTCTCCTTGGTTGAGAATGAATAGGAACTATTACAGTAAGAATTGAACTGGGCTAAGAGGTTTGCGTGAGCTGATACGGCGGTTCTCTCATGGATGTACTGCACCTCTTCATCGAGACGAGAATCTGTGGCCCCATCCGAGACTCCAGTGTTTACAATGCTCGTTCCGTCCTCATAAACGATTGAGGCAGAGGCATCGAGTTTTCTGATGTAGGCATTTGCTGAGCCAGTGTTCTCGCAATCAATCTTAATATACGGCCCACCACCATGAACAATTGTTGCCGTTATTGCCGAATCGGCATCAATGTCTGCAACAACATTGCTGATGGAGATGATGGGGTTTGACCCAACAATCACTGTCTCAGAATCAGCATTGACCGCACCGATGAGGGTGGGGAGACGGAAGCTATCTGCCATCGCCTCTGCCCACTCCTGGGCCGTGTAGATCTCGGCTCCGTCAAAGTGTTCACCGGGGGCCAGTTCAATGTAACAGTAAGGATGAGAGTCACTCTGACCTGTGGTGTTGCGGTAGACAAGATAGTTGTTTGCCTCTCCGAGCGGTTTGAACGTGACTCTTGAAGAGTTGTAGGTTCTAACGCTCTTGGAGAGGGAGACGGCCCTGCCATTTCTGACAATTAGGTTTGTCGAATCAATAACAGTTGCCCCCGATGTCGAGGTCACGTTGACCTCAAAGAAGTTCATCTGTCCGAAGTTGTCAAAGAAGTAGACATAGTTGCATTCATAAAGGATCTGATCAATGATGTTTTTGCACGTTTCCTTGGAATCAACTACCTTAAAGATGGGTTGGGAAATGGTCGGGGCAGATGATGAAATGGTTATTCCGCAAGCGGTGCAAACCTCTGCGATTGCAGCTGATGCCGTAGTGTCGAATGTGTAGTAGCCGTGTTCAATGAAAGCCTTGTCGAGGAGCCTTGTCCCGACATCCTCGATGGTACAAGCTAAATCGACCTCGCCGTGGTTGCCCACTGACCAACTGTACTTGGTCGAGAGGTATCCAGTGAATATCACATTGCTACTGTCTGTGAGGACGGCATAGATGTCTCCATCCGTTGCTATGATGTCCTCTGTGATGAGACAATCTCTTGAGAGTGTCAGCTCCAAAAGGGAACTTGACGATCTGAGACCCTTCATCAACTGGGGTCTCTTGTGGATAGACCCCTTCACGATGTAACAATCAGTTATTATCTGCGTCCCTCCGTGGCCTGACGGCAAGTCAGTGCCAAGGAAGGAAAGGGTAAGAGTAGGAGAATTGAGTCTCATTATGCGGATACTCCATAGTAGTCGAGTGCTTCAAACTCGTCTCTTATCATCTGTGCGAACTGTCTCATTCCGTTGTCTCCGACAACAGGGGCTTCCTGGTAAATGTTGATGGTCACAGATGTCGCACCTCTGTAGGAGGCTTGCGAGATTGCGGTCTGAGTCGCTCCATCGGTGCCACTGACTCCATTCGTTGCATTGTGGTAGGCATCGACCTTGTTGTTCACAAAGTCTACGATGTTGCCAGGGCTTCCAGGATCACTCATCCTATACCCGGTCAACCATGTGAATGCGTTGACAAACGAAGCTGCCCAGTGTCTCAACAACTGGCCCACCCATTCAAAGACACCAGCGACAACAACAATTCCAGTGCCAAGTGTTTGGAGGATGGGGGCGAGTGCTTCCAATATCGGAGCAATGACAGAACCAACGGCCTTGCCGACTTCGATCAGAGGCAGAAGAACTGTGTCTGTGATTTGGTCGAGTATCGGTGACAACTCCTCTCCGAGACCTCGGATGATGGGGTCGAGAACTGTCATAAGAATGCCGAGTTTAGTTCCCATCGAGGCCATGTTTGAGGTCAGTTTGTTGAACTGATCACCAGCCTTCCCAAGGTTGCTTGTGAAGGAGTTTAGGACACCCGATCCGAAAGCCTCCAACTGGGGATTCTTGACCAGCTCGATGATGTTGCTATTGGCCTCTTCCGCAATCTCGTTGCCCTTCTCGATGGCATATCTCTGCTCGATGAGGTTGCCGACAATCTGATTGAGATAGGTCTGCTCCTCTGCGGAAGCATTCTCATACTGAGCCATGACGGAGTCAATCTCGTCATTGATGAGTTTAATCTGATAGGCACTGGAGGACTTTCCATACTTGGAGAGGATCTGTTCAAGTTCCGTGGGTTCGATTGTCTCGTTGTTCTTGGTCAGATCGGCAATCTTTGCACTGTAGGTCTCGACAACCTGGCCCAACTGGTTGTAGATGGCGAGGGCCTCTTGCTCGGAAGAGATGCCACCCCATTCCTTCAACCACTCCATGTCGAGGATGCCGTTGGTGTAGAACTGGCCCATGAGAGCAGAAGCCTCTTGGATTATCTTCTCATACTGGGCCTTCTGATAATCCGAGGAAGAATTGCCGTACTTTCCAAGGAAGTCCATAAGAGCATTGGTAACAGTTACACTCGTTCCACCAACTCCACCAACTCCAGGGGTCTCTACAGTGACGGCATTCACATATTCATCCAAGGCTCCGTTGATGTTGTTCAACTGAGAGACGAGGGGGTTGTACTGTTCAGCGATGATGTCTGCAAACCCTTCATACGAACCGATTATGTCGGAGTAGTTGGGGCCGTACTTCTCGATAGCTGCCTTGATGGCAACATCCATCACTCTTCCACTGTTCTGCTGAAGAATGTCCGTGAGGTTTTGTCCGAACTTCTCTTCAAGCAAACTTCCCCAGGGGTTGGTTCTCATCAGATTCAGTTGCTCGGCAAGCATCTCCATAGACTCGGTTTGTCTTTCAGTAAGGAAAGCCTCCGAGTAGTTGGAGTAAAGAGAATGGGGCGTACTTGTCGCTGCATTGGCCCAAAACTCTTTCTGATCGAGGTGGTCTTTTGCCCAGTTGGAAATCTTCTGAAGCATCGTGAGGATGAATGTGAATGCAGGGTCGAGGGCATCCATAATTCCTCGACCAAGCGACTCACGGATATCTCCGAGGGTGTCTTTGATTGCATCCAGCTTCCCGGAGGGAGTGGCATTGATTGCCTCTGCGACCCCCTGGTATCTCTCCTCGACCTTGCCGAGAATCATATCCTGGGCCTCATAGAGTTTGTTGGCCTCGATAAGGGTCTTGATCTGATCCTTCTCGGAATCGGTAAAAGCAATACCAACTTTCTTGAGACTCTTGAAGCCCTCATCGGGTGCGACCATTGCCTTTGCAAGTGTCTGTGCAGCCGAGGGGATGTCCTCACCAAGAGCAGCTGCAAGATCGGCAGACAGTTCCAAAGTTTTCTCAAACCCTTCCTGGTTTAGAGACTCCGTTGAGGCGAGGAGGAGAGCAGCTTCCTTGATGCTCTCTGAAGAGAAGTATGTGACTTTTTCCAATGCCTCGGCATAGTCATCGACCTCTCTTGCACTCTTGCCAGTTGCAGATCCGACATTCTCCCAAACGGCAATAAGCCTCTTCGACACCTTCTCGGCCTCGGTATACTCAGAAACACATTTGCTGAGTTCCGAGGTGAGTTTGCCAAGGCCAAGGACAATAGCGGTGACGTTGAATACCTTTGACAGTGTGTCTCCTATTTTCTTAGTCTGTTGCTCAAACTGCATCAGACTTTTTTTTGCTTGGAGTAGACCGGGGGTCAACTGGTCATTAGCGGTGATCGTTACACTTGCTTTTGCCATAATGGGGATCCTTTATCTTCTTCTGCGGACGGGCCGTCTGTGGGGTGAACTACTTGGGTTCTGAGATTTTGCAAGCATCTTTTTACGTTGCTGAGAAAGACACTTGCGGAACTGTTCTTGGATGCAGAGGATGATCTGCATTGTCATGTAAGGTTGTTCCATCAGTGAACCGGGGAACGGCAAGAACCGAAGGTCTCCGTTCTCCGTATCCACCAAAGGAAGGAAGACTCCAACAATGTAGAATTGCCACTTGCGGTATTCGTTGAACAATTCCTCGTTGTATCTTCCGTTGAATACCTCAGAGCAGAGTGAGGCTATTTCTCTTCTTTCTTGCTCTGAGGGGGTAGAAAAACCGCTTTGAAGTATTCGCCACACACATAGTCGGAAATGGCGAGCTTGCGGAAAATGAAATCTCTGACCTTGTCATTGTCGGCCTTGACTCCGTTCACTGTGAAGCTATGGTCGATTAGATACTTGGAGAAGATTTCTTTGAAATATCCAAGAAGGAAATCAAGTTTGGAAAGTTCTTCCTTGGACTTGCCCTTGACCTTCAGACAATCGAAAGTGTCGGGTTCCGCAAGAACAACGAAGACCTCGTCTTTCTGTTTTCCAACGAGGTCTCCGAACTGAATTTTGACTTCCTGGATGACAAGTCTTGCGTCTTTTTCAAAATCAAACATTTAAATCTCCTTTTGCCCCTTTTGGGTGATTTAGCTATCGTCTCCTGTGTTGTGGGTAACAGTGACAGTGATCGGCTCGGTTGAACCAATCGAGAGTGCCTCTCCGTTGATGGTCGAGGAGATGGTTCCCTGCCCATCGACATTGCCGTCTGCGGTTGTGATTGCAACATTGGGGAGGTAGACATCAACTGTCTCCTCGGTGTCGGATGTGGTGAACTGCAGCTTGAGTGCAACAGTAGGTGCATCCTCGTTGAGGAGATAGTCCTGACGGAATGACTCAACCTCGTTTGAGTACGGAAGGGTGATGGCAACACTGACAGTTCTCAGACCAGGAATCGGTCTTCCGTTGTAGAGGCCATCGCAATAAGTCGCATCGGGTTCCTCGGCTCCGTTGTCAATTGTGATCGAGACACTGTTGACGCAGAGAGAACTTACAAGGCTACCCTCTGCCGTTCCACCCTCACCATAGAGGAGAGTTGCGGATGTACACTTGTACGAGGGCAAAGTGTAGGAGATGTTCTGCACTGTCTGTGCCCCACTCTCTCCTGCGGACAGTTCCTTTGTGCCAATGACATCGAGGTCAACTCTGACGTAGTCCTGGGCAGGGGCATCGATAGTGAGGCTTCTGATTGTGCAATCGGGGTAAGTCTTGACGATGCCACCTCTGCTGATAACGATGGTGCTGACCGGGAGGTCTACGTTGACATCCTGGAGTGTGTAAACTCCAGTGGATGCCTTGCCCATTGCACACTCAAAGAGCCAATCGGCAAATTCGGGTCTGAGGATTGCGGAGATGCCACCCTCTGTGTTGATGGCAATGAGGTCGGCCTGGTCTCTCGTTTTCTTCGGAAGAAGATTGCCCTCATCACCTTTCTCTGCGGTTGTGACCAATGACTCGGAGGTCATGTTGATCTTTGCGGTCGGGGTCACCGAGGTTCCCCAGTAAGTCTGCTTGCCAGCCTGGCAAACACTTCCAATACCAACTTTCATAGTTTGTCTCCTTTTTAAAGACCCTTGAAGTCTTTTTCAAAATTCGTAATTATCTCTATCTTCGACCCTCGGACATTGGGATTGCCCTCAATGTCGGGGTAGAAATTAACTGATATAACCTTGGTGTCCTGGATGTAGTTGTCCAAGGTTGTATTGTTCCGAAGTAGGTAATATAAAGAGTTGTAATATGCAAAGGACTTTTCCGTGAGGTTGCTCTGAGTATCTCTCTTGCAGAGAACGAAGATGAGCAAACGGAAGTTAATCTCATCCGAAGTTGTGGTACTCTCCACATTCTCTGAGTATTCGGGATAAACGTAGATGCTCGTTGAATAGGGCATCTTGTCCACATCGGGGAAGTCCAAAATCACTTGCTTTGCCGTGATCGCATACCCTTCGGGGAGGCACTCATTAAGGTGTTCCTGGATTACCTTCACCAACTGTTTGGTGACATCGAGTTCATTTATCATAAGTTGCTCCCAGTAATTTTCTTTTCCCAGTAATTGACTTGACGCTGAAACTCCTTGTCGAGTCTCTGATCGAGTTCTGCGGATTGTGAGTATCTGAGAACTGAAGGCTCCAACCAATCTTTGGGTGGTACAGTGATTTGATGTTTACGAATCCATCGCCCACCAATCATAAAGGTCAGAGTCTCTTCGTTCTGATCACGGATGGTGTATCCGTGGGCAAGCATAAATCCATACCGGGCATTGCGTCCGTCCTTGGATGTGGGCTTGCCCGAATCCGCATTTGAGTAAAGTTTGACATAGTCATACTTGAACCCATAGACGAAGCGGATGCCACGTTTCAGCTTGTTGGTTCTGTTGTGGAGGGTATTGGATACTCCTCGCCTTGCAGCATTAACCGCACCGCTTCCAGTGACCCTCATAAGGTTCTTGCGGATTGCTTGCTTGTTTACATTAAGGCCATCGAAAAAGGCCAGGGCTTCGGACACATCTGCTGAGACGGAGATGACTCCGTGTTGATTCAAATTTGCCATTAGAACTTGGCCTCACGCATATTCTGAATCGGTCGCAGATACTTCATGTAGCTTGTGTAGTTGATGAATGTCCTTGAAGCATCGGGCATCGATTTCGATGAGACACCTATATTCTCCCCTGCCTCCATGAGGTTAAGGGTGGCAATTTTCTTGATTGTGAGTTTGATGATATCGGGGCAGATGTTGAGTTGGGGGTTTTCGTTCCACACATGGTTTTCGGGATCGAAGCGAAGGAAGTCTGCCACAATAGTCTGTGCCGACATGAGAATCTGCGTCTTGAGAGCAACAATGTCGGTGTCGGCCTCAAAGTTCCCGGTATAGGCATTAAAATCTGCTACTGATACAAGCATTGTTTGTCTCCTAAAAAGAAGGGCAGACCCCCGAAACCGAGGGTCTGCTCAAAGGCTTGTCCTTTGCGGTCAGCTAGGCTCGACAATCACCAACTTGTATGTGGTGTTTGCATAGCCACTGGCCCACAGTGTGAATGTGTCAACACTCTTCTGAGTGTTGTCACCCTCCAGGACGAGGTCAGCCGCAACCCAACGCACGAAGACACCAGTGCCTTCGCATCCGCATCCCGATGCCTCGGAGGCATCTGTTGCGGTCAGAAGACTTCCGTTGTACTTGAGGTCTGCGGTTGGATAGTTGACACCCGACACAAGACCGATTCCGAGCCACTTGTGGACACCCCAACCATCGCCTCCGTCAGAGGTCTTCAGAGTGGAGACCTTTGCGGAGAGTGTGATTGTGATGGTGTGTGCATCGTTGTCGATTGCAACTGAACTGATCTTGCCGTCATTGAAGTTGCGGTTTGCGTTGTGTGCCTCTGCTACTGCACTGTAAGTGAGTGCGAAGGCATCACCGACCATGAGTCCAGCATTCTTCAAGGCCGTGACAATGGCAGCTGCCGTGGCATCCCCACTTGCGATATTGGCAATTCCGGGGAAGAGGTGCTGACCATCACCCTCAAACTTGATTTTTCCACCGATGACGAATGTGTCACCATCATCGGTGTGGTAGTTCTTGCAGTTGTAGGACATGGTTCACCTCCTACTTTCAAGCGTGCATCTGAAGAAGTTTTACGGCCTCGTTCTGCACGATCTTTCCATCGACTCTGCGTGAGCCACGGAAACCGACCTGACCATTCTCGGCATAGAGTTCATTGAGTCTGCGGATGTCCATGTCGGTGCGGTCTGCGATCCAGTAGTAGTCGAGATCGCCGAAAGCAATAACGAGGGCCGAAGATGCGATTGTGGGAGCCTGGGTTGACTCAACCGGGAATCCGAGAAGAGTGGAGGGCATTCCCTCTGCCATTGCGGGCTGCCACAGATACTGTCCGTTGCCGTCCTTCAGCTTGCGGATGACCTTCACTGTCTGATCGTTCATGTAGAAACGAGCCTTGGCACGATAGGGGGCCTTCAGTGAATAGATGAGGTCGATGATCTCGTCTGCGGTGATCTTGTCTGCAGCTGCGGTTGTAACACCAACGGAACCACCACTTGCGGTGAAAATTCCAGTGGGCTTGCCACTTCCGTTGCCAGTGCAGAATGCAGCCTCTTCAGCGGTTGCAATAGCCTTGGCAAGCTGGTCTGCGAGGTAACCCTCAAGGTCAAATGCAGAGTCCTCAAGAAGCTCATCGGAAACCTTGATCATCTGACCGACCTTGAATGCATCGAGTGTGATCTGACCGAATGCAGGGTCTGTGCCAGTGAATGCTCCCTCTTCTGCAATCCAAGCTGCGACACCAGCGGATGCCTCTACGGGAATCTTCCTCGGCGAGGATGTGCGTATGACATGGGCATAACGTCTGATGACGTTCATCTCTGTCAGCTTGTCGATGACCCTTGCCTCGAACTCTTCCGGGACGAGATATCCACCCTCGGAGTTTGTACCCTCCTGGAGGGCATTGCGGACGGATCTGTTGTCTGCGACTCCACGGAGATAATCCATGAAGATACTCTTGTAGGAATCACTCTTCCTACCGACTTTTTCCTCCACCTTGTTCTCGATGGTGGGGTTTGTGATGGGTGTGGATGTTGCCTTGTTCATCTCATTCTCCCTGGCCTCGACGCTATCGACCAGTGCGATCTGAGCATCATAGGCATCAACCTTTGCGAGCATCTCGTCATAGATAGCCTTGTCTTCTGCCGAGATGATTCCGTCCTCGTTTGTGTGCGAGTCCAGGAAATCCTTGCAATCGTTCCACGCTGCGTTCTTGCGAGCGAGGAGTTCTGTCTTAGAAGTCTTCATAATTCGCTTTCTCCTTTAAGACTTTCTTTTATCGAGGGCCTTGCGAAGGTCAGCGACCTTGAAGACCTCATTTTTGATTTCAGTAGATTCAGCTTCCGTTGTCGGGGCCTCCTCTTCAGTTGCATATGTTGTTAGGGTTGTCGAGTGACACATCTTGTTGAGAAGGGCAACGGCAGCTATCTTGTTGCCGAACTTGCGTCCGACCTTGTTCTGCGTTCCCTCTTCGATGGGCCGTCTCTCGATGATTCCGTCTGCAAACTTATGCTCGATGGCCCAGTAGACCTCAAAGAAGGTCTCCTCATCCATCAACTGGGAAATCTCTTCTCTCGACATTCCAGTTTTCCCAACATAAGCGTTGATGATCGTGTCCTTACACTCCTCAAGCTGACGGATGACTTTCTCAAAGTCCTTGGAATCGCCATATGCGTATGTCCAAGGGTTGTGAATCATCATCGTGGACACGGGAGACATAAGAACCACATCACAAGCCATTGCAATGACCGAGGCAGCTGAAGCAGCTATGCCATCTATCTTTGCGGTGACCTTGTAGGGGTAGTCCCGAATCATGTTGTAAATCTGAGCAGCTGCCCAAACGTCTCCACCAGGAGAGTTAATCCAAATGGACACTGGGCCAGTGCCACCGAAGAGTTCCTTGCGGAAGAGGGCAGGGGTGACATCATCGTCAAACCAACTGTCCTCGGCAATCGTGCCGTCAATGGTCAGCACTCTTTCTGAGTCGGCATTCTTTGCCGAATTAGGAACTGTAGACCAGTTCCAAAACTTCTTGGGTTCGTTCATTACTGTTCTCCTTTCCCTGCGGAGGCGATATCGACCATGTTGCCGTTGCAGAGGTAGCGGTCTCCACCCAATTCGCTGGGGATCAAATCCATTCCCTCTTTTCTGCGGATATCGTTTGCAGACATCCAGCCGTTCTGCCTTGCTACCGCATAGGCATCGTTGCGACTCTTGAGGTCTCCTCTCAGAAGACCCTCTGCGTTGAACTGGATGTAGTGATCTCTCTTCTCAATGTCGTTGAGAAGTCTTCTGTCCATTGCCTTCTCAATCCTTGCCATCCAAGGGCCGAGAGTGTATTTGACAAATTCAAGACTCTGATGCTCGATGTTGGAAAAGGTTGCGTGTTCCAGGTCTCCGATCATGTGAGGGGGAACACGGAAAATTCTTGCGATCTCGTTGACGTTGAACTTCCGCATCTCAAGCATCTGAGCATCTTTCGGTGAGATGCCGATGGTCTTGTAGGTGAGGCCCTCTTCAAGGATTGCCGTCTTGCCAGCGTTACCCGAACCACCATACGTTGCGTTCCAACTCTTGCGGAGTTTTTCGGGGTCTTTGAGGATTCCCGGATGCTCCAACACTCCAGTGGGGGTCGCTCCGTTCTCAAAGAACTTTCCACCATACTCCTCGGTTGCGATTGCAGTTCCGATGGAGTTCTTCAACATCGCTATCGGCGAGTATCCAATAAGGCCGTCAAATCCAAGACCTGGGATGTGAAGAACATCCTCGGCATTAAGTGTGACTTCCTCATTGGCCTTCAGATTGAGTGTCGGGTTGTCCTTGCTGACCCTATAGGTGTAGTAGATCTGCTTGGTCTTATCGTCTCTGTTGACCACCATTCTGTCGGGCAGAAGGGGGTAGAGTCCGATGCACTGGCCTCGCTGATTTCTGATGACCTGGGCGTATCCGTTTCCCCAAATCAGCATATGCACTGTCATGGTCTCGATGAAGTTGAACGAAGTCATCTCATCGTTGGGTTCATCGTGCAGAACCCTCCAAAGAGGATGCTCTCTATCCTTATAGGAGCCTTCCTTCGTCCACTTGAAAAGATTGAGGGGAAGGCTTGCCATCGACTCAGAGATTACTCTGACACAAGCATAGACGGCACTCAGCTGCATCGCCGTTCTTTCGTTTACAGTTTTCCCTGCGGAAGACTTGCCAAAAAGCCAAACAAACGGCTGCGAGATTCTATAGTCCTTCGGGCCACTTTCCGTGGCCTTACGATTGAAGAGTCCCATTAAATTGTCTCCTTAGATGGTGATGATTCCCCTCTGATCGTAGATGCTCTCCGAGGCATCGTTGCCATTGCGGATTGCTCTGTCCAAGGCCATCACCATTGCAACGGCTCCATCAATTTTCTCGGTGGAGCGTTCCTTGTCCATTTTGATGTTCCCTGCCGGGTCTTGTCGGACATAGACATTGTCCATCATCCAAGAGAGAACTGGATGTCCTCCGTGGGCCACTTGTTGCCCAAGGACTAGACGCATCAGTTCCTTCGTGGGTGGAGACATATCACGGAAGCCTTGTCCGAATGGTATGACAGTGAATCCCATCTCCTCTAGGTGTTGTACCATCTGTGTCGCACCCCATCTGTCGAATGCGATCTCTCGGATGTTGTACCTCTCACCTAGATGTTGGATGGCCTTTTCTATCCAACCATAGTAGATGACATTGCCTTCCGTGGCCTCCAGGTAGCCTTGTCTGTGCCACACATCGTAGGGAACGTGGTCTCTCAGAATCCTCAAATCCATGTTGTCTTCGGGGATCCAAAAGAACGGCAGAATCCAATACTTGTCATTCTCATCTTTCGGTGGGAAGACAAGTACAAATGCAGAAATATCCGTGGTGCTTGAGAGGTCGAGACCTCCGTAGCACACACGGCCCTCAAGGGCCTCCATGTCAACCGGGGTTGCACAGAGTTTCCACTTGTCCATCGGCATCCATCTAACCGCTTGCTTCACCCATTGGTTGAGTCGCAACTGTCTGAAGGAGTTTTCCTCGGTGGGGTTCTGCTTGGCACTGTTGCAAGCATCCTTCACCTTGTCGATGGTCACTGTGTATCCCAACGAGGGGTTGGCCTTGGCCCACACCTTGGGGTCTGTCCAATCATCACCCTCTTCGGCTCCGTAAATACAAGGGTAGAAGGTCTTGTCCTTCTTCTTGCCACTGAGGATGTCCAGGGCTTTTTGGTGCAGTTCGTAGCACACGGACTTCGTGTCCGTCCCTGCGGTTGTGATGAGGAAATAAAGGGGTTGAGTTCTCGCATCACCCGAACCCTTGGTCATTACATCGAACAACTGTCTGTTGGGTTGGGTGTGCAACTCATCGAATACAACCCCATGAGTATTGAACCCATGTTTGGTGTAGGCTTCAGCCGAGAGAACCTGGTAGACCGAGTTTGTCGGAAGGTACACAAGCCTCTTTGTCGAGGCATTGATCTTGCACCTCTTCGACAATGCTGGACACATCCTCACCATGTCCGCAGCGACCTCAAAAACAATGGATGCTTGCTGACGATCAGCTGCACACCCATAGACCTCGGCCCTCTCTTCAAAGTCACCGCAAGTCAAAAGCAACGCAATTGCAGCTGCCAGTTCTGACTTGCCGTTCTTTTTGGGTATCTCGATGTAGGCCGTGTTGAATTGCCTCCAGCCATTACCCTTTATCGTCCCGAATAGGTCACGGACAATCTGTTCTTGCCAAGGCAACAACTGAAAAGGTCGGCCTGCCCATATGCCCTTGGTATGGCAGAGACACTGGATGAAGTCGACCGCATAGTCGGCCTTACTTACATCGTGGTGTGACCCCTTGTCCATGAACTTGGTCGGAACGTATTTTGCTTTACGTTTCGCCATCTCTACTTCTCCCCCGGACGATGGAGAAGAAGACTCTCCATCATGTCTTCCTGGGGATTCTTGCCGAGAGGTGCGTTCTCAAGATTCTCACGCACATACTGGGTGATGTTCCACCATGTCGCTTGAATCTGCTTCATATACTCCCTTGACATCGACACATACGGAGAGGTTGTCTCTCCTCCAGTGGTCGGGTGCTTGCCCAGGAGTCCGCACTTGCTGATCATCTTCTCGCACTGAATCCACCGAGCAACGGACATCGAGTAAAAGACAATCAGATCTTCTGAAACCTTGTTCTCTATTCCGTTCAGAACCAACCAATCCCACAATCGGTGTGCAACTTTGTCTGCATCGAGTGGGGGAATTTCTTGGAACTGTTCCTCGTTCAGATAGTCGGGAAGAAGAATCTTCCGTTCAACTTTGTCGGACTTCAGCTTCATAACACTGTGTGATGCTTGTCCGTCAGCGATCTTGTCAGCAAGACTTTTTTTCGGTGGCCCCGACTTGGGCCGAGATCCACCACGCATTGTTCCGTCTTTTGCCATTATCTGCCCCTATTTTTGGGGGTGCTAAAATCCCCCTCTGAACCCAAAAAAATTCGCATATGAGTTTTCGTGTGCTATAAGCGAAGCGTTCCGTAGAGATTTGACCACCCCCTTGGGGTCTCAGCATTCCACGAATAACGCTTCACTGTCGCATTCTTTTGTCTTAAACCACTTGCACAATACGTCCGAACAAACAAATGCGTTGTAGGGCCGTTATGATGTCTCTCCGTAAGAGTACACCTTTGTCTTGTAGTCTCCTCTCTGTGCGTGGGCCTTTGTGTGGCACGAATGACAAAGGGAGATGAGGTTGTGATAGTCATTGCTTCCACCCTCGGAGATCGGCTTGATGTGATGAACCTCGGTCGCTCTCACCAACTTTCCGTACTTCCTACACACCTCGCAGAAGGGATAGTCCACGATGTAGTTGTTCCGAATCCGTCTCCACTCGTCATCGTATCGATCACCCGACTTGTATCCTCTCTCGTCCTTGTTGTACTTGGCATACATCAACCTGGAATGCTCAGTGCAGTACCGACCATCGGTGAGTTTATTGCATCCGGGGTATTTACAAGGTTTCTTCGGTGAGTAAGGCATCAGCAAATAAGTTGGAGACCTCGGTTTAGGGCCAAGGTCTCCGTCAAGGAGGATTACACAACAGAAGTAATACAGATCAGAAGAAACTGAAATGGGGGTGGGCGTTGTCTTTTGTATACAACTTCAAGATAATCCTAATCGATAAATACCTAGTAAACCAGTAGGAAAAAACTGTTATTTACTGTTATTTACTTGCAAGTTAGTGTGAAAGAATGGCCTCAACCACCTGTAAAGCCTCTCTGTGTAACCGATACAAGTAATCCTTGCTGAACCCAGTGATGTCTCCGATACTGTCCCAGGACTTGTAGTTCAAGTATCGTTCCTCAAGAATGTACTGATGAGTGAGGGAGTTCACTCTATCAATTGTGGAGGAAATCTCTGCTCTGACCTTGATCAGTTCGTTGGTCTTCTTTCTGAGGTAGTCCTTCAGTTCAACGATACCGATGACTTGGTTCTCCAGTTTGGAACCCTTGGAGTCATCATGGGAGACAGTTGCCCCGGTCTCGGAGAACCTTGGGGTTGCCGAGGTTGCCAATACCTCAAGACGAGCCAACTGGTCAGTCTTGGACTTTACCAGTCTGTCGATCTTCTCGGCCTGCTGAAGATACTCTTTCGCACTCATAGGTTGTTCTCCTTTCGGAACTGACTTGCCCGATAGAGGTCTGCGGTTATCCACAGAGCATATTGCGTTGTGTCCTCGACTCCCTCTGCGGTGGGCCTCATCCTCACTATGCGTTCCATCGACCTCATCCCCAGGAATGTCGCATCCTTGACGGAGAAGGATCTCCACACATTGAAGGAGCAGACCATGAGCCGATACCCCGACAATAGGGCCTTGTGGTCAGCATCATACTCCCACCTCTCACCATAAAGGCAAAGACCCTTGAAGGTGTAGCCACCCTCGGTCAGAACCCTTCGCATCTTGTCCAGTTCACTGTCAGTTCTTCTCATACTCCACCCAGTCCAGTTCGTAATCGTAGAAATGCAAGGTCATATCGTTCAACGTGCCTTTGCGTATGTTGTCACCTATCGTGTCATACTTCTGACCCTCGGCAATCGCACACTCCGTCACACTTTTGTAAGACTTCTTGTACTTGCCGTCCATGCCGATCACCATCACTCTTCTGCTCATCCCTCAAGTTCCTCCAACTCCCTTCTGAACCTTCTGAAGACCCACAGTCTCCCTTCGTAGAAACCGACCACCTTGTTCAATCCCTTCGGGTCATGTCTCTTGTAGAATGCGATCTGCCTCTCGATGTCCTCGATCTGCTTGTCATACCTCTGCTTCAGTTGCTCCAGTGTCATGTCTTGGCCCTCGTTGAGAGGTAGAGCCTCAACCGCTCGACCCCGGCCTTTCTGTGGCAATCGGGGCAGGCAGCTGCGATGTCCTGGAGCCTTGAGATCTCCGCAACCAACTCCTCGTCCGTCATGTGCCTTATCGCATCCGCATTGGTCTTGTCACCATCGGGGGTGGGGGAGCCGTCCTTGTCCGTCAGATTCAGCATCACAACATCTGCCATGTCATAGAGCCTTGTGGCAATGTCCACCAACCGGGGTTGGTTCAATGTGTGTCCACCGACAGAGAATGAGCAAGCCATCGTCCTCAGTTCCTCTATAACATCGTCCTTGGTTATTCTTCTGTGTTCTCTCATTCGTTAGCCTCCAATACAGTAGGTGCTGACAGTAGGATGCTTGAAACCACATCTTCGTCAAAACCTCGTTCTGTGATGTGAGGCAGCATCTCCAGGGCCTTCTGTCTATCTATCAAGTCTCCGTGCGATGGCACTTCGACCAAGGGGCAATCCTTCGGTCTCCTCGACTTGAGACACTTGCTCCCGGTCAGAGAACAATGGTATAGTCCGTGATATGTCAAGAGATAGAATCGACAATAACCCTCTTGATAGTTGAAGCAAGACCTCGGCAGCTTCATGCCTTTGACTAAAACATCACTCATCCTTCCACCTTCCTTTTCCTTGCTTGCGGAACTGCGGAGAACTGCGGATGCACGATATCGAAGAATGCCTTGTTCTCCTTTTTGTAGACTTCACCCTGGAATACCCATTTCAATCCAGGTTCCAGTTCTCCGTTGTGAGCGATGATCAGAGGAACAACCTTCTCCTTGATGAGGTCATTGACCTTCCAAGGACTGATTGCCTCTTCCTCTTTGTCGGTTGTCTCTGCCATGATGCAGAGAATGCCGTCCGAATCGTTGAAGGCGAACCGCAGACCTTTCACATACCCATTGAATTGCTTGAAGAACTCATAGGTTCTGAAAACCCCTCCTGCGGTCAATGTCAATGTCGCATTGCAGACATCAGACGAACCCATGTCCTTGAACCCATCCAAGTCCAAATACTTCTCAAACATATATTCCTCCTAAAACGGCAGATCCGGCTGAGGTGCAGTGCCTCTCTCCTTTTGCCTGCTCCTCGTCATATTCCTTGATGGCCTTGTCAACCATCCTCTCATGGGTCTTGGAATCGTTGAGGGCATTCCAATCCTTGGTCTTGAAATACTTGCTCTGCGACTCCCTCATCGCCCTCACCAAATTCACGAATGTGTGAGTGTCAAACATCCTTGTCCTCCTTGAAATACGGCTTGAGGTTGTTGAAGATGCCCTCAAGCACATTCACCACTATCGAATTGCCACCCTGCTTGTAGAGTTGCGTCTCAGAGCAGACGGCACTTGCCTTGTCATAGTCCTCGTCATCGAACCCCATCAAGCGGTAATACTCCCTTGGTGTGAGCCTTCTGACCCTTATCGTTGTCTCCATGCAGAGATCAACCTCACCTTGTATCTCTTCACCTATCTTCACCTCTTGACCCCCCCCATTCTTGGTTGTCAGAGCAGGGGATATTCCGTTGGGGTCATAAACCCTTCTGCTCCGTTCATAGTTGCCAATAAAGGGGATGTCATCTCGGAGCATTCCCATTTGAATGCATTTGTCCTCAACAACAACCACTTGCTCGTCTCCAGTGAGAAGGGTCTGTGCCACCTGGTGACCGACCCTTCCTCGTCTCGTCTTCGATTCCGGGAAACCGATGTTTATCGAGTCTCCCACCTCTGCAACGGCAAAGCCTTTCTCCGTTGCCTCACGAACCAAGGCCTGCCCCCCCCTCAGAATCAGAAAAGGCTTATCCGTCATCAGAGAACTCCATCACCGCAGTCGAATCGTAGACATGGAGACCCTTGTAGTCCCTTGCCATCAAGGTGGTTGCAGTATCGGTGAAACCCTTTAGGTTCTTTCCTATCTCCGTCACAATCACTCCTTCCTTTCTCTTTCCTCGATTCCCATCATCTGCTGATTTCCGAATCCCTTGTAATCTCTCGACATGAGGGTCAAGGCAATCTCCGTGTACCCTTGGAAGACCTTTCCCTGGTTGGTCAGAACTATTCCTCTCTTCCCCCCCTCTGGGTTCTGCGACATACGGCATGATGTTTCCGTGTTCAGCTGCGGAGCAGAGGGTAGGTGAAAGTCCGTCCGAATCATAGACCGATCTTGATTGGGTCTGCCTTGGACTGAAGTTTCCAAGTCTTCGTATCTTTGCAGAATCCAGTTCCCTACCTCTTGGCGAGGACTGCAAGCTATGTTCTTGGCATATCCCCCCCCCTCAGTCGGAGACCAACCGAAGCCGTTGCCCTGGGTCTCTTGTCTCATCCTATGTTCCTCAAAACCTCTCACTGTCTCGGCTGAGAGGTAATACTTCTCGTCCACCTTGTCCTCAAGCAGATCCTTGAGACATAGCTTGAGAGGAACTGGAGTGGGGAAGATGTAACCCATGTCGATATCCTTGCGGATGGAGATGATGAAGACCCTCTCCCGGTTCTGTGGGATGCCGTAGTCCTTGGCATTCAGAATCGAGACATGGTTGGTGTACCCTGCCTCGTCCAAGGATTCCTGGATTGTGTGGTATTGGTCTCGGAAGGTCTCGGACATGAGGTTGCGGACATTCTCGGCAATGGCAATTCTAGGTCTGCACTCCTTGATGATCCTAAGTGCCTCAAAGAACAGACCGCTTCGGGTATAGCCACCTTCATCGTCAAACATCCCCTGCATCTTTCCGCTGATGGAAATGTCCTGGCATGGGAAACCATAGCTGATCAGATCAATGTCCTTCAGCTGCGTTGCATCGACATTGCAGACATCCCAAAGGTTCTTGTCCTCAGACACTCCATGAATTGCCGAATATGCCTTTGACGCATACTTATCGATTTCACAGTAGGCAACGAGTTCATAAGGGATGTTGCAGTTGTCCAGTGCCTTCTCAAACGCTCCGATTCCGCTGAAGAGGGAGAGTAGTCTGATGGTCTTCATCTTTGCGTTCCTTGCCTCTTCGATGAGGTCTTCGTATCCCATGTTGAAGAGGTCAGACATTGACCACCTCCTTGACCGCATCAAGGAAGAACTGGTCAACATCCTCGACCCTAGGTCTATCAACAAGGCTCCTGGACTGAACCTTGGACTTCACCTTTTGGAAGTCCATTCTCGGATAGTCCTTGATGGCCTTGAGGACGGCAGACGGAGACACAACTCCAGTCTGTCCGTCCGCACAGAAAAGGGATATCTCGGCTTCAGTTCCCTTCTTACACGGAGAAGAAAAATATCCTTTTTCTTCTCCTTCTACTTCTTCTTCTCCTTCTTCTTTTTCTTCTTCTTTGCTCGGCACTTGATTATCATGTGATGACCACTTGCCTATCATGTGATTACCATGTGATGTCTGAGTGGTCTCCTTCCATGTTCCGTTGAAGGCTTGTGCCAGTCTGTCCTCACCACCGAAATAGTCCGAGAGAACCTTGATGTTGAGGCTTTCCTTCAGCAATGCGTAATAGGTCTTCTTGCTTGTGTCCTTCTTGACCGAAAGACCGAGAAGAAGGGTCTGCATCGAGTTCAGAAGCCTTGCCAAAAAGTCCTTCGGTGGCTTCTGCGAGATGAGGTCATTGATCTCCTTGGCAAGTCCTGGAACATGGGTAGGAGAGGACGGCAGATTCCATCTCATCCAGTTGTTGAACATCACCCATCTGTTCTTGTAGGTGGCAATCCCGGACTGGTTCAGATCCTCGATGATGTAGTCCAGTTCATTCGGTTTGAGGGTCTCGTTCCCCTCGATGTCGGTGCAGAACTCATCGGTGATCGTGCCTTTGCCCAATTTGAAGAGACCTATCGAGTTGCAACTCTTGCAGCTGATGAGGTAGAAGTAGAGCAGCTTGGTGTCCGTATGGAGCATCGAGAACCTCTCGTCAGACCAAATCGAGCCGTATACTTTCGCATATCTGTTCATGCTCTGTTGTTCTCCTTGTCAACGAATGTGACTGCGACCGCATATGCACTCCAGGTGTCGGCATAGAACCCATAGAACCAACCTTTGTCCTTCTTGTTCCCCTTGCCGTGATTCGGCTTGCCGTATGCGAATCTGTCAACGAGAGAGGCTTTGACACCCTTATCGTTGTGTGAATAGAGGTTTCCGCAGAGTGTGCGATATTCGTCCCTTCTGTAGATGTATGGATTGAATGAGACCTTGCTTCTCAGACCCATAGAGGATGCGAAGTGATGCGTGAAGATTCCGATCCACTCGCAAGTGATGAAGACCTCGGACGAGACTGGCATTCCGTTGCCCTGCATCCGCTCGATGCAGAAGTCAAAATCCATGTAGTGCAGTTCAAGGTCGGACATCTTTCTGACGAACCAGTTGAAGACAGTTTCGTTTGGGATCTTTGCGACCTCTAGAGGCTTCATGTCGCATTTGCGGATTATGCAGACCCCGGAGGCGGTTGTTCCGGGGTCGATTGCGAGAAGATACTGTCGGTCAAGCATTGAAGTCCTCCTCGGAGAACATATCCTCCTGGGTGGGTTCCTTCTGAGGCTCTGCCTTCTTGGGTTCCTCTGTCTGAACCTTCTTGGTTGTGTCCATGTTGAAGAAGTCTTCGGGTTTGGCTATGCTGTCCCTCAGAGACTGGTAGATGTTCCTCAGTCTGATGAACTGTGACTTGTGGATGGATTCGACAGTCCTTTGGATGAACTCCTCAATGGCCTCTTTTGTGACCCCAAACTCGGAGAAGGCATTGACCATCTTGCTGATGCTTTCGGGTGTTAGGTTCAGCTTCGTGCTTGATGTCAACTCGCATTCCGCTATGGCATACTCGACAATGTCCCTCGGTAGGATCTCAAGGATGCAGGCTCGTTTCCTTCTTGCACTCATGTTGGCTTCAAGTTCGTATATCTCTCTTGCATCTGTGATCGGATATCCACCACTCTTCGTGTCTCTCCAATGAGGTACATCGAAGACCCTCTCTGCTTGTGTGTTGGTCTCCATGTCGAATGCGTAGGCTCGGATTTTGCTATTGCCCGGAATCTTGCCTTGTCCTGGAGTCCTCTCCGTGACCTCATAGCCGTATTTGAAGTTTCCATATACGGATGCGATTGCCTCTGCCAGTCTTATGGAAGGCCCAGTGATGTCGGTTCCACCTTTTGCATAGGCATAGACCGAAGCAGCTGCGAGAGATTCCCTCGCACAGATGTTCTTCAACTTGCGTTGCACTTCCGCATAGTCTCTCGGCCTTGCCTGGGCCATAGCCATCTGAGAGTAGATGGTAGCCATCTCCCTCATGAGTGATGGGGTCATTATTGGGGAGAGCATCCCCATGTCTGTCGGTGCGATTCCGTTCTGAGTCGGCTCCACCCTCTGAATATCTGTAGAATTCTCTCTGTCAAATCTGCTCATGTGTTCTTCTCCTCTTTCTTGCTATTGACGATCTCCATCGTTATTCCCTCTTCTTTGCAGAGGTGACGGAGCCACTTCATCTGATAGAATTTGCCTCTGAATAGGATTGCCATTGTCCCCAGTCGGTCATCCGATTCGACCTCTCTGAAGGACAACGGAGTCAGAACCGACATCTGCTCCTGGGATGGGTTCAGAGGTTTCTCGTCCTCGGTTCTGAAAAAGACCTTGTTGTCCTCTTTTGCCCTCTCAAGCCTCTGCCCCTCAAACTGGGCCTTGGATATGGAGCCGTATTCCTTGAAGTCCTCAAGCATCTGCGGTGCATATTCACCCTTCAGCAGGGCCAGTGCCGACTTGCACTCAAAGGCTGCCCTCTCGCAGTCCTCTTTGACCTTGGATGCGGAGTAGGTGAGGTTCGACCATTCAGTCCGACAGATCCACTTGCACTTGTCCGCAAGGCTCCTCACATCGTCTGTCTGCTCGTCAAAGACCTTTCTGTAGATGGAGAGGGCCTCTGCGAATTTGGTCTCCTTCCGCTTGTTCTCGATTGCCTTTATCTGCTCATCGAGGACGAGGATTGCCTCGTCCAGGAGGGTCTCCAGTTCCTTGGCCTGGGCCTTGGGTACAACGAGAGGCTCATCGTTCTGCCTCTGTGCCGACCTCATCGACTCCTTCAACGATTCCTTGGCCTTGTTGAGCCTCGCCCTCGCATCCCTTGCCTCCTTGAGACTCCCCTCGGTCACGGATATGTTTGTGTACCTTGTCTCAAGTTCCTTCTTGACCATCTCCTTGAACTCGGCAAAGTTCTGTGTCACCTTTCCGGGTTCAACGAAGATCTGTAGTTCCATAGTGTTCCTTTCCATGTAATCCCCCTCAAATCTGCACTATGATGGTCGGTCTTCTCCGAGTCTTGATCATCTTGTCCATCTCCTCGGCTTTGACGATGACCTTCCGTTTGTCCCTCACGAATCCCTCGTCCCTCACATCGAAGTGATGTATGAAGAGGTATGACTGTGTATCGTCCCACTCGACCGAGATGAGGCCGATGACCCATACACCGATTGCCCACGGAAGACAAGCGGACTGGTGAAGAATCTGACAGTAGTAATTGATTGGGAGGTCTCCGCTCTGCCAATCGTTGAGGGCCTTTGCATCGTGGACTTTCCCGGTCTTGACCTCCAGGATCTCATGTGTCGCATTGGCCTTGTTGAGCAGAAGTCCGTCCAGTGTCGAGGCCATGAACGGATGCTCGTCCGAGACGTAGAGACCGAACTGGTCATACTGGAGTTCAAATTCGGGATGCTTCAACATGAAGATTGCCCTCAGATGCTCCTCTGCCGTCTTGCCGAACTTGACCGCAGGCTTCTCAGAGATGTCGGGCCTTTTCTTGAGGCCGACCTTCTCCTCCCAAAGCGACAACTTGCCGTTGGGGTCATATGGGTTCATGTCCATGTAGTTGGACGCATCCGAGGCCGTCAGAAGATTGAGCCTCTGTGCCAACCACTCCTTTTCGGTTTTGCAGTTGACGAACATCAGAGGGCCTCCTCAAAGAGAGACATCTGACCACTGGGGTTGATGAAGTTGTCGAGGGCCTTCAACTGGGCCAACATTGTGAGGGCTTTTTTTCTCAGTTCCTCACGGCATTCTTTTGCCATTCTGACCTCTTCGGGTCTGTCTGCCCTCGGTCTGAAGTACCCCTTGTGTCTACAAGTCGAGACGATGGGGGTGTCCATCTTCGCAGCTGAGATCAGAATGCGGTTCGTGGAGTCGGGAAGGCCAGTAGCCCTCTCCAGTTCCTCCCTTGTGATTGCGGATTCCGCACCGAATGGGATGTAGTCCAAAATACTCATATGTGTTGTCCTCCTCCCCAGTGCGTGGTATAATTGGATGTCAGATTCCGCTTGACATCCCAGTTGCCCACGGCACTGGGTTTTTTATTGGCAAGTGGGGGAGTCGAACCCCCAGGAAAACCGAAAAACCTATGACCGCATCCTTGCCTACTCGTCTTTCCGAGTTGCCATCGCCCCTTGCAGAGGACGAACCTCTTTATCCTTGAAAAATCAAAGGGTTGCCCCTTGTCCCCAATTCCATGTGTGAGTCACACTCACTATTTTGCCTAAAAAAAAGCATATAAATGTCATGTGCCGAGAGGCCGAGGGCATTCTTTAGAGCATACATCTCCTCGCTCTTGAAGTCCGTTCTCCCCTCGATCTTACTCTTGAGGGATGTGGTGGAGATGCCCAGGTTCCTTGCGAGAACCTCCATCTTGATCCCCTTGTTTTTAATGAGCAGCTTGAGCATAGATGAATTAACCATTTGCAACCTCTAGTGAGTGTCACTCACACTTCTGTTCTAACAAATACAACACGAAAGGAGGGGGAGTCAACAGTTATTTTTGATTTTATCAAAAGAATTCTTTGATTTTCGTAAAGATGTGGTATGATAGAGTCCCTTGCGGAGGAAATGCCTATGCCAAGCAGATTCGGAGAGAATGTCAGAAAAATCCGAAAAATGCGAGAGATGTCACAGAAGGAACTGGCAGACAGATTGGGATACACTGACAGATCTATGATTGCCAAGATAGAGACCGGGAAGTCTGATATGTCTCAGACGATGATCGTGAATCTCGGTAACGCACTTAATGTAAATCCAAGTATTTTTTTTGTTGACTCGACAGACTATGAAAGTGTAGAGGAGTTCCTCCCATTCCTGGCGGTTGCAGATGAGGGAACCTTGAACAATATACGCAAGTTGCTCGATATGCCGAGCAAAAAAATTTGCAAGTCTTCAAGGATAATCGTTTAGTAAAGGGGGCCTATATATAATGATTTTACTGTGTACAAAATTAAGTACAGTTATCAATTATAAAAACCCTTGTTATATGCATTTAAATAAGGATTTAGAGAAATCAGCTAATTTGATGTCCAAGAAAGGCCATTTAAAGCGTCTGAAAGGGGCAAAGGTGAAAGTAATTCACTATTTTGAGGTGCTAGTGGGAGAAATCTTGTGCTGGTTCAAGTCCAGTTGGCCGCAATCCCCTTGCAGAAAAGGATTTAGATGCCTCTTTCGCAGGGGGTTTTTTGTCTTAAAAAGCCCCGAAAATCATCGATTAAGTACAATTTTGAGTACAGTGAGGGGGCAGAAATGAGAGACGATCACTTTGTTATCTTTAGGCATAGCAATGGTTTTTATTACTATTATGTCTACCGATACGGCAAGAGAATAAGAAGAACAACTGGAGAGAAAAAGAAGTCCGAGGCACTCCAAGTTGTCCTTGAGAGAAGAGACAGACATGACCTTCTGAACGAGAGGTGCAAGTCTGATTGGCAGACCTTCAAGGAGTTTGCCGAACCCTTCTTCGATTGGGATAGATGCCCAATCATCCAGGACAAGGTGCAAAGAGGTGGACACTTCTCACGGATGCTTGCCGACACGAACAGACGGAACGTCCGAAAGTATCTTATCCCCACCTTCGGCACTAAGGTTCTGCAAGAGATCACTCCCTCCATGATTAACACATGGTTGCTCGGTGTTCCGAAGAAGTACGCAGTTACCCCACAGACGGCATCCAAGCAACTTGCGATGCTCAGACAGATCCTCGATGTTGCCGTGAAGGATGGGATCCTCACGGAGAACCCAGCGAAGAATGTGAAGCCTCTATTTGCGAAACCGACCGAAAGAGGGTGCTACACCCCGGAACAAGTCTCAAAATTGTTCTCAGCTGCGTGGGGAGACGAGTTGTGCGAATGGGCTTGCCGTCTCGCTTCGATCACTGGTATGAGAATCGGCGAGGTGAGGGGTCTGACAAGGGATTGCATCTTTAAGGACTACATCCAACTCGACCACTCCTGGGCCGACTTGGAAGGGATGAAGATGCCGAAGAATGCACACAGAAGGATTGTGCCGATTCCCCCACATATTGCACAGAGGCTTCTCTCCTTGCCTTCTTGCTCCGACTTGGTGTTCACATATGACGGAGAAAATCCGATAAGCAGAAACACCATTCTTGCTCGGCTGAAAGAACGTATGGACGAGGTCGGGATAGATTGGAAAACAGAGAATCTTGGGTTCCACTCGTTCCGACACTTCTTCAACACTCGTCTCATTTCGGGAGGGGTGGACGAGGTGAAGGTCAGAAACGTGATAGGACACAGTTCCAAGGAGATGACGGACAGATATGCCCACCTCTCTGCGGAAGACCTCAATCAGATAAGACTTGTCCAAGAGGGCATCGCATAGCATAAAAGTTTTCGGGCAAAAAAAAGAGGCCCCAAGATTTCTCTTAGGGGCCAAGGGGCAAAAAGGGGGTGAGCAAGGAACCCTTGCTTAAACTAAGTTTCTGATGACCACATCCACTTCTTTCTGCCAAGCGGTGTAGTCGAAGTAGAACTCCGTGAGAGAGTTCTCAAAGAAGTCGAGAAGAATGTCTACGTCCTTCTCTTCAAGACCATAGAGTCCGTCCATGTACACCCAGTGTAGGTTGGGCAAGGTCGGTAGTTCCGGGGCCTTGGGTAGGGTACTTGCGATTGCTGATCTGATACTTGTCTCGTCAGTTTTAAGACTTCTTGTCCGACAACTTGTTGAGCCGATCAAGACGAGAATCAACATCCCCAGGAGCAGAAGGCTCGGTCTTCTTCTTTTTGTTTTTCGTTTCTTCAATTTTCTGAATCTCCTCTTGCACCAAGTGGTAGGTGTCCAAATCGTGCTGAAGGGTGTCGTTGTGTAGGTTCAGTTCCTCGTTCTCTTCCTTGAGAAGACAGTTCTCCAACTCAAGGTCGGACATCTTACCCTGGCGAACCATTCCGATGACAAGCAAAAGACAGACGAGGGCCAAGAGGCCGATGATAACCCAAACCATCAAGCCTCCTTCTTCTCTTCTTTCTTCTCTCCGTTGATGACATCCTGGGCCACTTCAAGAAGTTCCTTATCTCGCTTGGTCTTGGCAATTGAGAGATGGTCAAGAACCCCGATGATCTTGGCAACAATGCCATCATCCTTGGTGTTGGGTGTCAGTTTGACGATGACCGATGCAAGGGCGATCAGTACGAAGAGTCCGCTGCAGATGTACGACCAGTTCTGTTTGATGAAGTCAATCATTTTCCTTTCTCCTTATTCGTGTTGTTTTCCGGGTGCATAGCATTGTCAAACCAAATCGGTGCTTCAATGCCAGTTTCTCTGATGTAGTTGCGGAACAAAGATGTCATGTACCAATCTCCGTGGAGATCAACAAAATAATGTTCCGCAAGAGTAAATATCTCTTGCTTCTCCAGTGGGTAGTCGGACATCAAGACGAGCAGCTGAGTCCGACATGAATCCTTTTCGGACTTATCCAACTTCTTTAGAATCGTCTTGAGAAGTACGTTACGATTGTCTTTCCTCGTTATGAGGAACTGGATGAACGAATAGAAACCGACAGACCCAAGGGCCGTGATTGCCAATTGCAAGAGTCCCATATATTTACTCCATAAAAAAGGCCCCCGATCGGGAGCCTAATAGATTCTCATTAAACTTGTTTACCAGTTCTGAGACCTTGCAAACATTCTTAATGCTTGGTTCTCGGTCTTGCGAACATAGTGACTCGTTGTTGCCATGTTCTCATGGCCCAGGAGACCCTTCACAAGGGCCATGTCCTGGGTGGCATCATACATCTCCCTTGCGAAGAATCTGCGATATTCATGAGGGCTTGCGTTGCAATGCAGACCATACCTCTGCTTGACTCGTCTGAGGGCCTCTCTGACATAGTGAGGATTATAAGGAATCATCCTCTCGTTGTCGGGCTTATCCTTCGTGTAGAGGAACAGAGTCTCGCGAAGCGAATGCGAGAAGAACACTGTCCTCTCCTTGCCACCCTTGCCGAATACTGTACAAGTACCTCTGCGGAAATCTCCGTAAGTTACCCCGACCGCCTCTCCAATACGCATCCCAGTAGAGGCGAGGAGTTTGATAGCGATGTACCAGCAGTACTTGCCATCGGTGAGAAGGTTATCGACAAGGCGATGGAAGTCGGTAATCTCCATCGCATTTTGGACGAAGGGGTCTTCGTTAATCCTCATCAACTTGATGATGGGAAGACCCAACCACTTGTTGTAGGTGTTCAATGCGTGAATCCTGGCATTGATCGTCCGAGCCTTTTTGCCTTCCTTAATCAGCATCTCCCGGTACTTGTACTCGTTCTGAAGGCTAATCTCAGAGAACCCATGTCGATGGTAGTCTCTGATCCCATCAATGTAACACTCCAGTGTCTTTGGTGAGTAGTCAAAAGTGCTGAGGTGGTTTGCGAACTCGTCAAGCTGCAATGCTGACGAACCGAGGGTGGTGAAGTTGTTGTTGTTCCCCATGTATTTCTCCTTGAGTATTTCTCTCACATGGAGTACAATGGGTCTTGTCTGAGGTGCCAACTGAGGACAAGAGACCCAAGCAATCCAATGCGAGGGTCTTTATTTTTTATCATCATCTTGCAGATGTCAAGCGGTTTGGGATCCTGGTGCCATAAACGCTATTAGTGATGACATAAGTGACATTAACAGTGATATAACGTCCCTTATCATCAGAGAAACCAAGACGGGAACAACAACTTCCAATGGCTACATTGCCGTTTCAGCAAAAACTGGTTACACGCTTATTTCTGCATATGCGACAACCCCAAATAATGGTTATAGTTGCTTGGTTGCTAGAAATGGTTCTTCGTGGATAGTGTTCTTGGTCGGTTTTGAAAGTGGACTCCCTAAGTTGCCATACTCAAGCCAAAGCGTTTCTCTTGAACTGGTATGGGCGAAGGTTTAAGGCTAGTACAGACTAAAAGCAAGGACGAGCCTTGCCTTATTTATACCAAATAAACACAAACGGAAGAAGTTTGTGACGGGATGAAAAGGGCAAAAAAATAAGGCAGAGGTCGCAACCTCCAGCCTTAAAAAACCTTTTGTTTCCAAAAGATTTTTGATCTTCATCTAACATATAACCTCAAACCGAAAGTATGTCAA